TCGTCGTTGATCAGAAGCGCGCTCGCGGTGTTCGTGATGCCGCTTGGGGTGGTGATTAGCCCCGTGGTGTCGGCAATCGTGACAACGCTGTTCTGGATCAGTTTCCCCGTGGTGCCGTCGAACCGCACGATGGCGTTGTCTGTGCTGGAACCGGGACCGAATACGTCGCCCTCACTTACTGACTGCCAAGTGCCATCCGACCGCAAAAAGTCAGTCCCGCCGGGGAATGTATGGTCATTTGTGTCCGTTACGGTGTGAAGTCGCGTATGCCGCGCCGCCGTGTTCAGCGCGATATCGGTGTGGACATATGTGCTCTCGTGCGTGCTGATCAACCCCGCCGCCGTGCCTGCCGCCTCGCCGCCTGTCTGTGTATAGGTGACGCCATGCGGGTTGGTCAGTACATCAGCGATATGCGTGTCAATCTGCGCGTGGGTGTTGGTCCCCTTATCGGTCAGTAGCGTGTGACTGCGCGTGGTGATATCTGCTATACTGCTGGTCGTCTTGTCGATCTGCGCCCACGTGTAGTCGTTCGCCGCAGGCACAACGGCGCCCGTGCGGGTGTTCCAGCTTGTGACGCCACCGCTGACAATGGCAGACCATGCGCCGTCCTTCCGTCCGTAGGTCGTCCCGTCCTGTGGAGCGTCCTTGATGCCGCCACCGCGACCGCCGCTGTACACCTGTACAATGCGGTCAACTTCTGGGATAGTCACCCACTCGCCCCATGAACCGCTAGGCGTGCGGAACCGGATCTTGCCCTTTCGTACCTCGTGCGCTGGTGGTTTCCCGTCCTTGCCATCTTTACCGTCTTTCCCGTCCTTACCGCGCTTGCCCGTAAACCCGCGTAGACCGCGCTCGCCGCGCTTACCGTCTTTCCCGTCTTTCCCGTCTTTGCCCTTTGGACCGACAGGACCGCGTTCGCCGCGCTTGCCGTCGTCGCCCTTCGGGCCGATTGGACCGCGTTCGCCATCAATTCCGGCTGGACCGCGTTCGCCTGGACGACCGTTTAGGCCGTTGATACCGTCTTTTCCGTCGATACCGTCCTTGGGAGGAGGCAACATCTCCGGCGGTAGCTTCGGTAGCTTCTTCAGCGGTAGTTTTTTTATGTCCATTCTAAGATTAGAACCGTTCTAAGGTGTTGCGCTTAAAAAAGGAACGTGTACCGCCTTGCCGTCGCGGATTTGGTAAATATTGCCGCCAGACTCGTAGAATTGGCCCTCCACGGGTCCGTCCTCGTCCGCAAGCTCGCCAACCTTACCACATATGAAGTCTACCATATCGGCGGCGGCGTGATCCTCCCACTCCTGTACGAGATCAACGACCTTGCCGTTGTCATACGCGGTTTTCAGACCCTCATGGTGGGCCACACAGTACTTGTCTATCTCGTTACGCAGAATCGGCTCAATCGCGGCATACCCGACGTTCATCAGTTCGCACATAGCTCGGGTCGTTGGCGACAGCGCCGCCATTAACTGCGGGCGGTGCGTGTTGTAGAACCTGCTCGCCGCGGAGTGGAACCCCTCGCTGTCCTTCTTGGCCGCGTTAGCCGCCGCGCGGACCTCCTTGCGGACCATCCTGTTGGCCTCGTAGAAGATCGCCGGCGAAAGACGTTCGCTGACATGTGCGAGCGCATCGTTTGTGGCGGAATCCTCCGGTTCCACCTTGTCAACGGCAACCTCGTCGGGCTCCGTTGTCTCTGCGTTAGCCGCATCGCTTGGCTCCACAGCGGTCAGCGTACCGTCATTATTGACTAGCCCCATATTGATTTGGATATACCGCCCGTCGCCGCCTTCGACAGGGTTCATGTCCTCAAGCGCGCGCACCTCGTTCTGTGTCATATTGCCGTGGCTCTGCATCATGCGGTAGAACTCGCCGCGAGCCTGTGCGTCGGTCCTAAGTAACGCCTGGAACGAGTGCTTGAAGAAATACCGCTTGTTGTTCGGCTTTAGCTTGCGCTTTGCTTCCTGCTCCCAACGTACCGCCCACGGTTCAATCGTGTCGCCGACGTACTCAAGACCCTGGTGCTCGATATTGCTGAAGGTTGCGTGTTGCAGGTCTTGGATTTTGTGCGGAGGCATACGGAACCATCGCGCGATCTCGGTCACCTCGAAATTACGCGACTCGATGAACTGTGCATCGCGCAACGGGATATTGAGCCCCGTCCATTTCATACCCTCTTCAAGTACGGCGGGCTTGAACGCGTTATTGCTCCCGCTATACTGATCCACCCACGATTCGCGCAATCGTTGCGCCGCCTCCTTACTTAGGTTGCCTGGATGCTCGAGTACCCCGCTTATATGCGAGCCGTTACGGAAGAACGCGCCGCCAAACTTCTGCTGTGCCAACCCGATGCCGATTGATTCGGCGCCTATGCACGCGATCGAAATGCCAACAAGCCCGTCGCCCATGCCCAACAGGTGAAACATGCGGTCAGCGGCCATGGGCTGCTTTTTGCCGTCGCCAAGGTCGATCTCGTACACGATCTGCTTACGCGCGTTACGCTTCGGTGTGACAAGTGACGGGTGTATAGGCCACAACGCCACGGCGTCACCGCGGCGGTTGCGTTGGATCTCGGCATAACCATTGCCCCACGACAATGCCCACGCGGTCACCGTCTGGCGGAAGGTAATCGCGGTCATCTCGTCGTTAGGTTGCGTGTACAGCAGGTTATACACGGGATCATTTAGCGCTGGTTCCTTGCCGCCGCCAGCCAATTCGCGGTATTCCTTGAGCGGTAGCTTTGCCAAGTCCTCACTGATGTTGCGGATGCACGCGAAATACGCAGATAGCCGCATCGCCGTCTCCGGTGTCACCTTCTCGCCGGCAACACTCACGCCTCCGCACGCCGTGCCGTACATCCATCCATCGTCCTCAGAAGTCAAAAAGTCCGACGCTCGCCCGCTCAAAAATGCGGGGAACGTCCTAAGCAGGCGAAACATACTCATAGCCGCGTCAATCCTCGTTTTTCGTATATCGATCCCGTGTCAACTGGTTGTGATATCCATAGACCAAGTGCCATTATCAAGGCAATGATACCGTCAACCTTCAGACGGTTCTTTTGCCTGTCGCATTTCACAATCTTGATGTTGTCCTGTTCATCGCGCCTGCCCGCGGCATTGGATGCCATCCAGCGCAACACTGGATTGCCGTTGTGTAATAGACTACCTTTCTCTATCAATGTCAAGAATTTTTTGGTAGGCTCTGCCATACTGTTGTATCCCTGCCCGAATCCTACCACGTCAAGCCCGTCCGTCTCGCATAGGTCGATCGTCAACTGCGCCGCGTTCCAACGGTCGATCGCTATGCTCTTGAGATTGTGCGTCTTGGCGAATGTATTGATCTCGTGTCGTACAAAATTGTAGTCAAGGATATCGCCAGGGGTCGTCTTGATGCAGCCAGCCTCGATCCACGGCTTGTATAGCTTGTACACTTCTGGGTGTTCGTCAGGCACGAAGAACACGGGCCGCGCGTAGTACTGCTTCTGCCCGCCGATGCCGAGGTCAAGGTCAGACACCGTGCGCTCGGTTGCAATCTCCCACACAGGACAGAAGCAGGTGATATCATTGGTCAACGCCAAGTCCAATCCGGCATGGCACGGCAACTGGCGAAGCTCGGCGTCTGTCAGTTCGCACGGTTTGCACGCGTCCCACTTGGCAAGCTGGATCAGTCGCTCGTCCTGCTCGGTCTTGATGTTGAGGTTCAACCGCTTGAACGTGTTTTCAAATGACGGGTCAGCCTGCGCCTTGGCACACTGCGCTTTCATCCATTCTGGCCGCAATGACACGCCGTAGTTCGGGTTCGCCTTCTTCCATGTCTCCTCAAGGGTCCAGTCGTCCTCGCGGTCGGCGGCGTAGATGGCCGGAAGAAACGTCGGGTCGTCAATGATTCGGTCCCGCACCTTCTCGGCGTAGTCCAAGAGCTTGTTACAGAGAGAGGGCCGCTCATAGTCCGCCGTGGTGATCGCGAACGTCAACGGCTGGCGCCGCGCGCCCGTGCCAGTCTCAACCAGTACGTCCCACAGTTCGCGGTTCGGTTGTGCGTGGACCTCATCGAAGATAACGCCGTGCGGGTTCAGCCCGTGCTTGGTGTACGCGTCGGCGCTGATCGCCTTGTACAGTGACCCTCCAGGAAGTAGCATCGTCTTGCTTGTCGCGTAGATTTTGCACGCCGCCGACAGGTGCTTGTTGTTCTCGACAATGTGCCGCGCTGGATCGTACACGAGGCTTGCTTGGTCGCGGTCTGCCGCCGCGCTGAACACCTCCGCCCCGGGTTCACCGTCGCAGAATGTTAGATACAACGCCAACGGTGCCGCCATCGAGCTTTTCCCGTTCTTCCTCGGTACATACACCCAAACGATGCGATATCGACGTAAGTGCGTGTCCTTGTGCTTCCAGCCGAACGCGTTGGCTACTACCGCCTGCTGCCACGGCGCCAGAATGAACGGTTTGCCTGCCAATTCGCCCTTCTGGTGGATGCACATCTCAGAATAGAAGTCTATGACGCGTTTTGCCGCGGTTTCGTCGAAATAATAGGCGTCTGCGCCGTGATACGGGTCATATCCTGGGATTATGCTGAGATCGACCATTCTAAACCGCGTTTGTGATGAACTTTGCGCCTAAGTCGTCGGTTTCCGCCTTATTCACCGAAATATTGCAACGGTCGGACGGTGTAAGCCCGAATTTAGCCTCTAACTTGGCAATATTTGCGTTCTCATTGCGGGCAATCGCCACCTCTGGATATGGCTTATGCACAATCTCGGTTTTGCCGTCCTTGCCTGTGCGCGATATAATGAACGTCCGCCCGTTCTCCTCGATGAATTGCGCGGCCTCAACGTAGGTCGCATAGCTGATCGCCAGACGCGCCAACGCAAAACGGTCGGCGGTTGTCATCACGCCCATGCCAAGAAGCTCGGTCCCAATGCGCGAATAGAACACAATCGCGGAGTCGGGCAACCAATCCGGAGGGTCGGGCAACCCTTCCGGCGGTTGCGGCTCGCCCTTACGGATCTTCGCCCGCCATGACCCGCGCATTTCGAGTATCTTGGTCGGTGTCTTTGCTGGTCCTCTTGCGCCCATGATGTACCTCCATGCGTAATATAGTCTTTATTGCGTGTCCGTGCAAGTTTCGCGCGCGCGTGCCGGTTAATAACTCGTGAAAAAGTGTAAAGAGT